TAGTCATTGCTTTTGCCCAGATCCGCAGTTATCGGAGTGCGGAAACATCCCTCGGTTTTGTATTTCATATAAGGGGCATATGTCATAGTCGCTTTTTAGAAGCTGCAATTAATAATATTCATTGATCGGTTACATCAACTTCAATTATTAATTAAACAACTTCCTAAGTTGTATGAAGTATAAAAATAATAAAATAGCAAATCAATAAATTACAAAATATTTTTCTCAATAACATCATTAATTTTATTCAATGGTGTAGTAAGCATTGTTTTACTTACTTTATTCCACAAATTGATTCTGACATCATTAGTCATCATTCTATAATTTTCATCAATATAATTATTAAATTTATCTTTTATACTAATACATGGGCCAGCCGGTGTGGCATGAATATTTTCAATCTGTCGTTTGGCCCATGGTGACCGTTTGATATTTTCCTTTGTAGTAACGGTTTCAGTTTCCATTGATTCTTCATTTTCAATAATTATTTCCATAATGATCCTTTTTATCTAAAGCTGTCGGTATAATCAAGTAAATATCTTCCAGATCCCTCTTTGAGTACTATACTCCAATTCAATTCAGATGATCCTTTTGAAACTGGCGTACATTTAATTAAAACGTTATCAAAAGGAAATTTATTAACATCATGTCCTTTGATGACAATTGGAGTTGATGAGTATGGAATATTTATAGTTGATTGATGTAATTCTTTATTATACTTGACATCAACAGTATTTTTAAATAATTGCAAATTTCTCTTTTTTCTAAGATCCAACGGCTGCAATAATTGTACTGCAGATGACATATGGCCATTTATATTTTTTTCAGAATCAACAATTGATTTAGCTTGAGGCATTATCCAATGTAATATTTCAATTGCAATTGATCTTCTGATTAATGGATCAATATTTGCGGAAGTTCTAGCAATATCATAAAGCATCATCATTTTATCAGATATAATGATGCGATTGCCATCCACAATCGTTGATCGAAATTCTGTAAATTCAGATGGCCATGATGCTATATCCTTTTTAGCAAAGGATCGTATATCAATACTAGTTTGCGCAATAGTTGCCCAAAGACGTTCATATCTATCTTTTATTGCAAGTATTTCATTTGGGAACACTCGCAATTTTGAATTTAATCCATTAACTAGTTCATTATAATATGTTAATTCATTTGATATGTATCCAAGTAAGTTATGTTTTGTTACTTGGTCTAATTCAATGAAATAACGTCTTTCATTATTTCTTCTTTGCGAAAAATCATATTGTGACATTATTTAGACTCCTAAATATTTCAATGAATTATAATCAAAGAAATATTATATGTCAATTTCCTAACTGAATAAATTAAAAAGGACAATAATGGATCTGGGTCATTGGCGATATCCAAAGGAATTTAATCCAGATGATTGGTTTGGATTTCTATACAGAATAATAGATACTGAAACTAAAAAAGAATATATTGGTAAGAAACAATTTCATGCGCATAGAACTAAAAAAGTTGTTAATAGAAAAAATAGAAAACATTTTACAGTTGATTCAAATTGGAAGAAATATACCAGTTCTTCTGATATCATTAATGAATTAATTTTGGAATTTGGTAAAGAACGTTTTGTATTTTTAATTGAATCATTACATAAAACCAAAGCTTCATTAACTTATGCAGAAGTAAATCAGCTTATAATGGAAAATGCATTACGTGCAAAACTGCCTGATGGTAATAGAAAATATTATAATAAGATTATTCCTGCTATAAAATTTCTTCCACCGGAAGATTTGGATGAAGAACGTAGTTCAAAAATCTGGATGAATGCAACGTCAATTACTCATAATGATTATTTCGATTGGAGCAATCTTTCAGAAGAAGACAAATTGAAATTTCTTCAAAATTACAAAACCAGACTATGATTGAATATAATCATAGTCAAATCGTGTAAATCCATCTTCTTTAATAACAGATAATGTGGATGTTACTCTAGAAAGTAATTCTTCTCTATGAGATATAATGAATATATTTTTACCTCTTTCACGTTCCATTTTCTTTAAAACAGCTATTGATAGTTCAAATCCTGCTGCATCAAGTCCCGAATCAAGTAATTCATCAATGAATACCAAATCAATTGCATTATTAGTTGTTTCAAATATATCTCTAAATGCTAGACTCAAACCAATAATCAATCGAGTTCTTTCCCCACGACTAAGATTATGGAAATCTAGATCCTGACCTAAAAATAATATCTCAGTGGACAAATCATTTAAAAATTTAACACTATATGGTAATCCAAGTTTATCGAGATAATCTTCAAGTCTACTGTTTAAATAGGATAAATTTTGATCAATTATCCTTTTACGAATAAATGAATCTTTATTGGTTAAAAGTTTTAATAAAAATTCTTGATGTTCTCTTGATTTAACCAATGTGTTCAAAATATCATAATTCACTTCCTGTAGAGTATTTGATAATGTTTCAGTTTGATCTGAATATGGATTAATTGCATTCTCTTCTTTTAATAAATCTTTGTATAATTGGTCAAGTGTACTTTTATGTTCAAGAGCTTGTTTTAAAGTTGAATAAAATGCAATGGGTTCTTGCATTGAATCAAAGACGGCGTTTAATGTGTTCAATTCCTCTTGCAACTTTTCTAAATCTGATTTTTCAATATTCAATTGTGAATCCACTGTGGCGATATTGTTTTCTAAATTGTTTAAAATATTATTATGCGTGTGGTCTTTGATTCCCTGCGCACACATTGGGCATGTTTTATTGCTTGCTGTAGTGTATTGTGTCAACAGATTATTCAGTTGACTATCCAATTGAGATACATGACGTTTTTTTGCGAAAATCTCTTTATTAAATTGGTTGATACCTGTTTTTAATTCTTTATAAATTTCGATATCACTATGAATTTTAAGTTCATTCGCAATATCTATTTTTTCAAGTTGATCTATTGCCGTTTTAATATTATCAATTTCAGTTAAATTGTTTACAATCCATTTTTCAACTTTAAACTGAAAGTCACGAATAGTATTTTGTATTTTTTCATTAGATGATTTAATAGTTTGTATTCTAAATTCTTCTCGTTCAATATCTGTTTTAGTTATTTTGATAAGTTCTCTTAGATTGTCAGACTTCTTGGATAATTGTGTAATGCCAAGTAATTCTTCAATTATCTCTCGTTGTTTACTCGCACCAAGATCGAGGAATGGTTCATTGTATGTATTCAATGAAATGATTTGCTTGAATAGAGAATGACTTATACCAAGTATTCGATCTATTTCTACTTGAGTATCTTTATTTTCACCTTGTGCTTCATCTGAATCTTGTTCTTTGATTTGTTGGTCATTGACGATATATTTGAAATAATTTGGTTTACGACCTCTTTCAATTTGATATTTGACGTTATTGACTTCAAAGTTAATACTAACTACCATATTCTTTTGATTAATTTTATTGATAAGGTTGTCTTTTTTAATATTCGTCAGTGGTTGTCCATATAATCCATAGGAAATAGCAGATGATATGGTCGTCTTACCCGCGCCATTACGATTTCCTAATCCACCCAAATCAAGATTTTCACCCAATACCAATGTTATTCCATTTTTATCCAAATCAACAGACTGTTGTACTGCACCAACTGACATAAAATTCTTCATAGTAACATTTTTAATTTTAATCATAACATTCTCTTAGATGGATTGATATATTTTAATTAATTCATTTGAATCTAATGTATTTGACTCAATGCTTTTGAGATGACTAATCACAATTGTGTCTAGACTTTCAAAATTAATGTTGACAGTGTTATCTACTTCAATATCATTTATTTTTTTAGTTGTAAACGTAATTTCTTTTGCCTCTAATTCAACTTCAAGTAATTCCTTAATGAAATTTGCTTCTTCATAGTTAATGTCAATGTCTATCATTATGCGTGCATAAGTCCTATTATCAATATACATTGGTGGATTGGTTAATACTTGGCTTAACATTAGTGTTCTATATTTTGGTGCATCTGGAAATGCTTTAAATCTAGGTTCTTTTCCTGGTTCCCAAAACATCATCCCACGATCATCATCCCATGCGTCCGAATAGTTATGTGGAAAAGCATTGCCAATATAATATATATTATCATAACGTTGCCGCTTGTGAAAATGACCACTGAAAACCTGTCTTTGATTTTTAAAATGATCTTTATTTAATTGACCATGATCTGGCATTACTACGCTTGCGTTCATTTTAAAATTTGGTAATTCAAAATGGCCAAATATATAGGGAGTTTTTATTTTTGAAACCTTTTTCCATTCATCACTAACTAACCATGGAACAAATGTTACATCACCAAATTGTTTAATTTTATCTATAATATGAATATTTGGAAATTGATTGACATAAGGAATACTATGTATCTCAATACGGTCACGAAAATAAACGTCATGATTTCCTAAAACCATAACAACATTATCAAAATACTCATTCAGTAATTTTAAACCACTTACGGAATAATTTAATGTAGATATATTAATTGCACTTCTTGAATGATGAAAATCACCTGAAAAAATTGCTGTTTTGGATCCCCATTCCTTAGCTTGTTCAATCATCCATTTAATGAAATTTTCACATGTGGCATTATGCTCTCTACTATTGTTTTTCATTCCAAGATGTAAATCCGTGAACACAACTGTTTTAGTAAAATCAATGTCTTTTGATGTCATGCAAAATATCCATATAATATATTTTCATTATGCGAAAATGTCTTTTGTAAATCAAATTAGTTGTTTGAACCATAATCCATTACCAGAATTATAAATTCGAACATATCCTGACGATTTTGCTACATCTTCTTCAATAAAATATTCTTTTGTTTTTATATCATACAGACTTCTAAAATATTTATAGTTGGGTTTACTATACCCCATGAATGAAAAACCATTATTATCATATTCTTTACTATAATTCCAGTTTAGATTAACATATGATAATAATGATATATTACCTAGATCTTTCTGAATAAATGATAGAAATTTAGATAGCTGATTAGAAGCAGATGCCATATCACTTGTGGCAAAATTATCAATTATATGATTAGAAATATCATTAACTCTGTTTTTACTAATTGATAATACGGATATTAATTCATCATTACTAAAATATCCATAATAATTTTCACAGTCTTGAAATCCGTCTAAATCATAACTATTTAGAAACATCATTGCTTGATCTACATCTATCCGTTTTATTAATGAATTAAATAAATTGGATCTGTTATTGGAAAATTCCAATAGATGCGATAATTTGTCAAAAACCAAACTTTGATTAAATTCAAGATCTTGTTCCCAGATTTGAATCAATCTAATTTTCTTTTCTTTTGCCAATAGGAATTTTCGAAAATGATAATTTGGATCTGGTCTGACTCTTTCAGAATGCCAGTATATACCATTGAATTCAATTCCAATATTATACTCGGGCATAAAAAAATCAATATGATATGGTTTTATTTTATTTGTATCTGATTTGATATATTTGATGTCATGCGCTTCCAACCAGATGCGTATTATTCTTTCACCACTTGATTCATACAAGGGATAGCAAGTTGGGCACTTACAGTTTCGAATGATGTGTTTGAATTCAGTATCACAATCATCACATCGCCATTCAAACTCTGTATCACCTGAACCAGAAACATATTTTTCTATATCAAATAAAGCAGTTAAAGTTGGTCTATTTTCAAGTACTTGAGCAAATTTATGAGTTCGATTTTGAATAATGAGTTCATTATTTCTATCTGGATTTTGTGTATGATGCGCGTATCCAGTTCGTTCCTTATTCTTTTGTTTGGTTTGCTCTTGAATATCCTTGCTTTGTGCTGGATATTCAACTCCATAAGTTAATAGATTTGTTTCAACAGTTCTTACTCTTTTTTCTTTTGTTTTTGAATAATGATCTACGCCAAACTTTTTATTAGATGTGATTTTTACTTGCGTTCGATAGTTTTCTGTTTGAGTATGATGAACACCACCATGATTTTTCTTAGACGTTTCAACGGCCTGTAAACAGGTATATATTGCGGTACACTTTCGACTGCAGAAATCCCTATAATTCGTATGATGCCATTTGAGTTTATTACCACAATGACATTTTGGTATTGTATCAATATTATTTGTTGCGTGGTATAAAATCTGTCTGGCTAAAGATATATCAAGATCTGATGAAATTTTTAAAAATATATTTGCAAAAATACTTTTGTTTAATTCAGAATTCGTTATTCTTTTTCCATTCCATAGTCGATTGCATTCATTTACTAAATTAGACATAGATACCTTATTTTTTATTCTTTTTTTCTTCTAGAACCGCATCTGCGTGTTTGCGTTGAGCTATTTCATTATCAGTTGTTCTAGTATAACTGGCTGCAGATCCATTCATAGTAAGCAAATCATCACGTATATTTTGATTCTTTTTTTCAATATTTAAAACTCTTGTGAAACTGTTGCTCACTATAGTTGTCATGTAGGCGAATCCATTTGAACTTCTACTTTCATCGAACTGCAATCCTACTTGTGCGAGCTGCATTATTGCTTGTGATCTGAATTCGTCTACATAACTATTGCCAGTTAGATATACTTTTCCATTATGTCTTACCACAAAAGATCCATATTCAGTTTCTGGACACCAAACTATTCCTTTATAATAAGTTGTTGGTTCATTAGTAAGATGAATATTCTGCCCATCAACATCTAATTTGATAGTATTCAATTTTAATGATGATGCTTTTTTAATATCGTTTTTAGAAGATCTAATTGCTGCAATATAATAATATGTTTCTTTTCCAAATGACATATAGTTTGTTATTAATTTACAATTAGCTCTTAACCCCAATAATGCACTTAATGCTATAAACATATCCATTCTATTTTTATCCTTTTGTGTGAATGTAATGCCACCAGTTCGGCACCCATCGCCATCAACAAGTGTGTTTAAAAGTAATTCACGTTGATCTCGTGTTAAGTCAAGTAAAAAATGCATTGGAATATTTTTATTTGGAAATAATAATTCTAAAAATTTTGAATCTTTTCTGTTGATACCAAAACAAAGGTTATGATTTCGTCTTTCACCCTCATGAAATTTATAACTTAAAGTATTAAGACAATTTCTTATACGATCTGCTTTTGGACCCATATTTTGCCAAATTCTTATCTGTCGAAGTTTTTCATTTCTATATTCATAGTTTCCTTCAGTAATTATCCAGCCTGCCAATTCAACAAGAGAATCTGAATATTTCTTTACATTTGGACAGTCAACAGCATCGCCAATCATAATTATGTTATCTTCTGCAGTAATATATTCAATTGGTACTAATCCACGATCAGTAACTAATTTATGATTTGGGGTTATCAATGCATTCATTTCACTTGAAGTTATATCATACATCAATCCGTCAAAGTCTCCTCGATAAATAGATTTAATATTTGACCAAATTAGTTTTTTATTGTCTTGATTATATGAAAGTATTTTATCACTTTCGGTTATTTCATCATATTTTAACCAGCCACGATCAGTAAGTGCTTCCGTATCAGCGTGAACGCAATAGCCTCTCCAGTTTCCTTTATGACTATATCTTTCAACTAGAGTCATAAACATCATTCCCAATTTATTTGTCATTCTACCATGTGTCACACAAAATTCACCATTTTCCATACCACCTTTCCAGTGACTTTTGCCAACGCAAATGAATTCATTATCTTTAAATATAAAATGTTGGAATGGAGGGAAATTGCACCTCATGTGTTTATCAGCCAATGTTTTTGCTTTACCAATTTTTTCTTCATTAATTGGTATATGATCAAAAGTCATCAAACGTATAACAATTGACGATTCCGGTACATCATCCAGTGTATAATTGATAACCGGATTTTTGATTCCCTTTGCGATCATTTCTTTTTTTGTTTTATTGACATGATCCGTAAATTTTTTATTTCTGGCATTTTCGATTATTTCCTTTGTAACATCCTTAAGATCTGTTACAATTATATCATAATCTTCAAATTCCTTATCTATGAATTCACTATACGTTTTTTTACTATTATGTATTTCTGCCAGTAAATCCTTATTTGTTAAGTATTTAATTCTATTATTTGGTGTAATCATAATAATCCTTTATTCATAATATAATATTATTTTACTTCCAAAATTTCTAATAATCAATAAAATGGCAATAATTTAGGTTGATTTATTTTGAATAACGTATTATATATTTTAACGATTCTTTGATTCATATAAAATATGAAGGCATTACAAGATGACTGAAGAAGAACAAATAAAAATAATTCGAAAAAATCCGTTTAATATAAAACATATCAATAATCCAACTAAAGAAGTTCAATTAGTAGCAGTCAATCAAGATGGATATACAATTCATTATATAAATGATCCATATGAAGAAGTTCAATTAGCAGCAATAAATCAACACGTATCTTCAATTCATTATATTAAGTATCCATCAAAAGATGCATTAATTACTGCTTTATTAATAATATTGAAAGATGGTGATATTAATGCTATTGATGCTGTTGAAGAGTTATTGGAGAAATATTCAGATAGAAATTATCCTGAATTAATAGCCATCAATAATTATAGAAGGCATTACAATATGACTGAAGAAGAACAAATAAGAAGAATTAGCAAAAATCCATATTATATTAGATATATTAAAAATCCATCTGAAAAAGTACAATTGGCTGCAGTACAAGATAATGCAAAAGCAATTCGATTTATAGATAATCCATCTGAAGAAGTTCAATTAATTGCAGTTAGGAAAGATGCATATGCAATTTTTTATATTAAAAATCCAACAAAGAAGGTATTAATTACTGCTTTATTAATAATAGTAAAAGATGGCAATTATGAGTATGTTGAAGAATTTTTGGACAATTATTCAAATAAAAATTATCCTGAATTAATTGCCATTAATAATTATATGAAAGTATTAATTGGATGATGACTGAAGAAGAAGTACTAAAATTGATCCATAATTATGGTGGATATTATATTATGCATATTCAAAATCCATCTGAACTTGTTCAGATGGCTGCAGTCAAATCATATTTGCCCATTATTGAATATATTGATAATCCATCTGAGGAAGTACAACTATATGCAGTAACACAACTACCATATTTAATTGAGTACATTGACAGTCCATCTGAACGAGTTCAACTAGCTGCCGTTGAACAGGATGGGTATGCAATTAAACATATTAAGGATCCAACAAAAAGCGTTTTAATTATTAGTTTATTAAAATTGTTACAATACGGTGATTTTTATTATTTAAAAATTATATCATTACGAAAATATGGGAATAGAAATTATCCTGAATTGATCGCCATTCGAAGTTATATTAAGAATAAGTTTAAATAATATGAGTGAAAAAGAACAAATCAAAGCTGTTTCAATTAATCCATATAATATAAGATATATTGATAATCCATCTGAAGAAGTCCAATTTGCTGCTATTAATCAAGATCCATCTGTATTTCAATATATCAAAAATCCATCTGAAGAGGTTCAAATAGCAGCGGTTAGGCAAAATGGGTATAGAATCCGGCATATCGACAATCCTTTTGAAACCGTGCAATTTGCTGCGGTTAGTAAACATGGACAGGTAATTGATTTTATTACGAATCCAACAAAAGACGTTTTAATTATTAGTTTATTGACATTATTAAAAGATGATAGTATTGGTTCTGTTGAATATTTTTTGAAGAAATATTCAGATAGAAATTATCCTGAATTAATTGCTATTCGCAATCATATTGAGAGGATAAATGAAAAATTTGAACGAGATGTCTGAAGAGGAACAAATTAAATATTTAAACCTTTATCCATCTGCCATAAGAAGGATTATAAATCCATCAGAAACAGTCAAATTAACCGCAGTAAATAAAAATGGTTATTTAATCAGATTTATAAAAGATCCATCTGACGAGGTTCAATTAGCCGCAGTCAAACAGATACTATTTTCCATAGATATTATTCAAAACCCATCTAAAGACGTAATTATGTTTGCTTTATTGGAAATGGTTTTTAGATTGATTAATGAACGAATACTTAATATGAGGTATGTTGATGAATTATTGGATAAATTTTCGTATAGAAACTATCCTGAAATAATTGCCATTCGAACTTATACAAGGAACCCAATATTATAACATTGCAGCTGATCTTTGATCAAATTGCAAACTAAAAGTATTAATAACATTATATGGTATATATAGAAGATCTGCTTGAATTTGAATACCTTGATCATATTGAGTAACTGTTAATGACTGTACTTGTACTCTTGAATCATTATTGAATATATTTTGACATTCATCTATTATAGCATCTTTGATGACATCATCAAATGGTTCAAAAAGAAGATCCCATATTCCACATCCATATGTGGGCATCATTACTCTTTCTCCAGGTCTTGTATAAAAATTATTTAATAAATCACGTTTAATAAGTTCTATATCAGAAAATTGCTGAACTTTACTTGAAGTATCAACTGTGCTGTACCCGGTAAATAATTTCTGTCGTTGAATCACTGCCATTTTAAATCCAAAATATATTTATATATTTATTGCAATAAATATTATCGAAATTGGAAAGATTTTAAAAATGAAAAAAAACAAAAGATATGACTGATATGACTGAAGAAGAACAAATTGCAACCGTCAAAAGAGATCCAAATTCAATAAAATATATTACGAATCCATCTGAACGAGTTCAGCTTATGGCTGTCAATCAAAGTATATATGCTATTCAAGATATAGAAAATCCAACCGAAAATGTTAAATCATTGGCTGTCAAAAGAGATGCATATTCAATTAATTGTATTAAAGATCCTTCCAAAGATTTATTAATTTTTGCTTTGTTACAACTGATGAAAGATGGACATATTAGCGATGTTAATAAATTAATGAATAAATTCTCAAATAGAAATTATCCTGAATTTAATATCATTAGGCAATCAATTAATAATTATAGATAAATTATTATACTGATATTTTTAAAGAAGGAAAAATTAAAATATATGAGAAAAGATCCATATATGATTCAATATATAGAAAATCCAATAAAAGAATTTCTAATGGTTAGTTTATTAAAAATATTAAAAAATGGCGATATTGACTATGTTGAAGAATTGTTGAATAAATATTCAAATAGAAATTATCCTGAAATTGCAATAATTCGCCAATCAATTGAGAATGATAAATGAAAAATTTAAATGATATGAGTGAAGAAGAACAAATTAATTTTATAACAAGCAGTCCTTCCAATGTTAAAATAATACAACGTATTTTAAATCCATCTGAAGCTGTTCAATTAGCTGCGGTACAAAATAATGAAAATAATTTTCAATATATTAAAAATCCATCTGAAAAAGTACAATTGGCTGCAGTCAAACGACATGGGCTTATTATTGAATTTATCAAAAATCCATCTGAACGAGTTCAATTGGCTGCCGTTACGAAAAGTGGATATGCAATTGGTTATATTAATAATCCAACAAAAGAAGTTCTAATTTTTAGTTTATTAAAAATATTGCAGTATGGTGATACTGAATTTGTCAAAATCATGTTAGAAAGATATTCAGATAGAAATTATCCAGAATTTGCAATAATTCGCCAATCAATCGAGGCAGATAAATGAATATCATTTGATCCACCACTAAATATATGAAAAAGGTATTATAGTGGCAGATTCTTCAGGCGGTTCAGGTTCTTTTTCAAATGATAGTGATGCATCAGGACGACGCGTAAGACTTCGTCCAAAACCATCGGCTATATCACAGATTTATGGTGGCAGTGGATTATTGACACCATTACGGCAAACCAATGGTCTCGTATTTCCCTACCAACCCACTATTCAATATGCACAAGATGTTTCATATACCACAGTTGATATGGTTCATACCAATCAAGAATTATATGCGTATTCAAGAACAAATGCAGTTAAATTATCAATATCAGGTCAATTTTCCTGTCAAAATCAAACAGAAGGATTATATTCACTGGCTGCAATACATTTTCTAAGAACAGTCGTTAAAATGTATTTTGGAGCAAGTGCCAATCCAGGAACACCACCACCAGTATTACTATTTGATGCATACGGACAATATATTTTTAATTCACTTCCTGTTATTGTAACTACGTTTAATATTGGGCTACCAAATGATGTTGATTATGTACCAATTGATTTGTCCAATGTACCAAATTCCTCTGGACAAAATTCAAACTCAAATTTATCATCAATGACACCCATGTTAAATTCTGCCATGAATAATTTAAATTTATCCAATACTGCCACACAACTTTTACAAAGTGGGTTAAGTAGTTCAGATGGATATGTATGGTTACCTTCATTATTTACAATTGATGTATCAATTATTGTTCAAAATACGCCATCTAGATTAAGACAATTTGATTTGGATCAATTTAGAACGGGTGCATTATTAAAAGGAGGGATGTGGATATGACAATTACATATTCAAAATCAAGTCCATATTACAAAACACCACAAGTCAACAAATATGTCAATTATTTGGATTATTGGAAATCAATAACAATTAATCCAGCATCAAATGACACCTTAATTCAGTTGGATTCAAAATATAATAATCGCCCAGATTTACTAAGTTATGATTATTATGGAACTCCAAATCTATGGTGGGTTTTTATTGTTCGAAATCCAGACGTTTTAAAAGATCCAATATATGATTTTGTAACTGATATATATATAAACGTTCCAGACAAATCTACGTTGGGAGCGTATCTATGAAAATTGACGATGTTAGAAAAAACATAAATGATATGTCTGAAAAAGACCAAATTAAATATTTGAAAATATTAAAGCCTTCTTCTCTAATAATGTATATTCAAAATTCATCTATTGCGGTTCAAATGACTGCAGTGATTAAAAATCCATTTTCAATTACTTATATTAAAAACCCATCTAAAGACGTTCAATTGATAGCAGTTCGCCAAGACGGGTTTTCAATATATTACATTAAAAATCCATCTGATGTAGTATTGATTACTGCTTTACAACAAATGTTAATTTCTGAAAAAATTGACTTGGCAAAAAGTATATTGAAAAAATATCCAAATAGGAATAATTTAGAATTGGATCTAATTAGACAGACAATACAAGATGGGAAATGAGCAAATGAATATAAATGACATGAGTGAAGAAGATTAAATTAAAGAAATTATTAAAAATGAAAATAATTTTCAATATATTAAAAATCCATCTGAAAAAGTACAATTGGCTGCAGTCAAAAAAATGGATTTTTAATATATTATATCAAAAATCCTTCTGAAGAAGTTCAGATGGCTGCAGTTAATAATTATCATGTTGCAATCAAATATATTAATAATCCAACGAAAGATGTTTTGATTTCTGCTTTATTGAAACTTTTGAAAAATGTAAATATAAATGAAGCTATCATTGATGGTTTATTAAATAAATACTCAGATAGAAATTACCCTGAATTTGATATAAATAGAAAATCATATGGAGAAATCAAATGAACATAAATGACATGAGTGAAGACGAGCAAATCGAAATATGCATGAAGAATGAAAAGAACATCCTTCGTATACGAAATCCATCTGAAAAAGTTCAAATGGCAGCCGTGAGGGCAAATACATACGCAATTATCTATATTGAACATCCTACAGAAAAAGTAGTCATATATGTGTTACTTTGGTGTTTGTCAAATAATAGATTTGAACAAGCTAAGGATACTTTTCAACAATATAAAAATAAATTCAAATCTCCTGAATTTGAGGTAATTAGAAAATCTTTTGAAGCGGGGATATGAGATTACATGTTATTGACAATATTTTCGTATTATTATATAATTTATAATCAAACAAGGAGAAGTATATCATGTTTGACAAATTATCCGATAAAAATAAGAAAAAGTTAGCAGAATTGTCTCGCCGTGCACGAAATCAATCCATTCAGTTGCAATTGTTTAGAAAGATGTTAGCCGATGGAAACTTTGATGAAGAAGTACTAAAAGAGTCACAAAAGAATTAATTTTATGATACTAAGTATCCTTGAAAAGTAAATGTATTATGTTTGAATATTTGTCTGAAAAAGATAAAGTAATATTAATTAAAAAATATCAGATATTTCAAAACGATCTCGTGAACATACACGTAAACTAAAAATTTTTAGAAAATTATTTTCTGATCTAGCATCTGGAAAAATATCAGACGTTGAATTTCAAAAATTACTGATAAAAGACAATTAGATTTAAATAATAATTAATCAAAATACTACTCGAATATTAGCCATAAATACATTATGGCTTTACTGACTCCAACTCAACAATCTCGACTTAATCAATCAATTAATAGTGGGCAATCACCAATTGCACCAACTAATATCAATGTGCAACCCGACGATTCAAATCAAACGACTATTTTACAAAATACAAATAATCCTATTAATTTATTGGGTGCAAATGCAACTCAAAATACAAATGATGTACCAACATCAAGTAATACGACTACAAGTATTTTAACAAATTCATCATCACAATCCACTACCTCAAATGGTGTAACATTCACACCAACCGTCAATCCATTGAATGTGTATGCAAATTATACATATCATATCAGATGGTTTATTATGAGTGATGCTGATGCATATAATATAGATGAATCAAATCCAAATGTTGATAATTTTAGTAAAACTATTATTGCTGAAAGTGGTGTTACTGCAACATATAATATAATAGATTTTGAAATAAAAAATACGGTTAGTACTAATCGATCAACTCTAAATACAGATAATATATCATGGACTATGACAGTTGTTGAACCATTTGGTATATCATTAATTGATAAAATACGAGCAGTATCCAAAGGTGCCAGTACAAGACAGAACTACATGCGTGCGCCAACATTCATTGATATTTGGTTCACTGGTTATAATGAAGATGGATCAATAGTTGCGACTAAACTTTTTTATCAACTGTACCGTGTTAATGTTCTTGACATGAACGTTAATCTATCTGAATCCGGTAGTCGATATGATATCACTGGAATCATGGATGGAGCAATGGGACACAGTAATGAATTATCATTTAGTGGTGCATTATCTGAAATAACAGCGACGACGGTAGGTGATTTTTTTACAAAATTAACCGCAATTTTAAATTCACAACAAAAATCACAACAAGAACAAAATCGCGGATTGGTACAATATGCATTCAATATTCCGCCTGAAATTGTTTCATGGCCATTGCGAAATGCAGATGTATTAAAGCAAAATAATCGAAATGCAGACATGTCTGCCAGTTTAATAAATGGTTCAATGGCTATTAAAATTAACAGAGGCATGGCCGTTGAAAATATTGTTAATTATGTGTTATCAATGAGTCCAAATGCTGATAAATGGCTAAAAGGATCTTCAAATGGAACTGTTATTGGCGGTGCTGATTTGCAATCGACGGGCTTAGCGACTTGGATAAATGTTCATAGTTCAACAAAAATTATAGATTGGGATGCCGCAAGTAGAGATTATATTCGAGAAATTACATTTAGTCTTGTTCCATATAAATCAATAAAAGCAAGTGCAGATTTAGCAACGATTACTAAACTTGAGACACAAAGTGTTCAACAAGCAAAAATTAATTATCTATCTAATTCATCTAATAGAGCACTAACACGGTTATATCAATACATTTATACAGGTGAGAATACCGAAGTTCTTAAATTTGATATCAAAGTCGATGGTATGTGGAATATTATATTGCCACAGTGGGAAGCAACAAATACATATAGTAATTATACAGTTGGTCCTGAATTGGATACTACAGCCGTGGGCACTAAGAAAATTCTAAATCAATATACCAAACAACAATCAATACAAAATCTTCAAAATCGAATACAAAATCTTGATAATCAGTTATCATCAAATCCTGCTATTGATAGTGTGTCTAATTCATTATTGGAAGCCAAGGGAGCTTATCAGCAACAACTGGCTGCTTTGACCTCACAGCCATCTACCAGTTCAACGTCATCTGTGCTTAATGTACTTGCAACTAGAGCAACCCCATCGTCACAGTCAAGTGCCGTTACGGATAGCGCAACTCAAAATAAAGCAGATGCATATGTTGAAGATGTCCAGCTTATCGCAACAACAGATATTGATCCATTACAAATAGTTGTACGACCTGATACTGAACCCAATGCGCAAATAGCTGAACAAGGTGGTGACAGTAATAGGGCAAAGGCAACAACCAGTATACAGATATTGCCCGATGGAAGAAGTTTTATTGGATCTATTCTTGGCAATATGTATAATCAATCAGGATATTTTGTTCAAATTAATTTGGAAATTCGAGGTGATCCATACTGGATGGGTCAGGGGAATGTTAGAACCAATAATATAGCAAAAACATTTGGACAAGATAATGGTGATCTAAATTTTGCCAACTTTACTGTTCATGATAATTTATTTGTATTAAGTTTTAAATCAGGTTCAAATTATAGTGAAGATACTGGATTAATGGAATTTAACACAACAAATGAATTCTTTAATGGTGCATATGGGGTTTTAACTGTTTCAAATAATTTTAAAAATGGTTCATTTACACAAAATATAGAAGCATTCAAGGATCCATTCGCACAAAAAGTGTCTGGTGATTTAACTTCAAAATAAAATTGGAAAAATATGAGTTTTAAACGTACAGTAAATAGTCCACGTGGATATGACTTAGCAGGAACTGGTAGAAGTACTCAGCTTAACAGCATCTATGTTGGGTTCGTTAAACAAGTAGATGATAAACAGCGAATGGGAAGACTTAAAGTTTGGATTCCTGAATTAAGTGGTGAACCAACTGATTCTGGTACTTGGTTTACTTGTAACTATGCGAGTCCATTTGCAGGAGCAACCAACGTATACGATAATACAAATGGAAATACATGGGATGCATCACAGCAAAGTTATGGATTTTGGTTTGTGCCACCTGATTTGGAAAATGAAGTATTAGTTTGTTTTATCAATGGTGATCCTGGACGCGGCATATGGTTTGGATGTCTTTTTCAACAAAATATGAATAATATGGTACCTGGCATACCAGGAAATAATTCACAACCCGGTTTACCAGTTTCTGAATATAATAAAAATATTGATAGCAATGTAAATATTGAAAATCCAAATAGACCCGTTTTTTCACCACTTGCTGATCAATTAAAACTTCAAGGATTGGATCAAGACACAGTAAGAGGCATAAGCAGCTCTGGTGCCCGTCGTGATAACCCCATAAATTCCAGCTACGGGATATTAACACCTGGCGGTACACAGATAGTTTTAGATGATAATCTAGAGAATAGATTTATTAGATTACGAACCAGATTGGGTGCACAAATACTTATTAATGATTCCGTTGGAAGTATTTATATGAATAGTCGTGACGGAAAAAATTGGGTTGAAATGTCCGCTGGTGGCGCAATTGATGTATTTGCTGAAGATGACATAAGTTTGCGCACAAATGGATCATTTAATTTGAGAGCAGATTTAGATATCAATATTGAAGCAGGTAGAAATATCAGTATTTCCTCATCAAATGACGCACCAGCACAGGCTTCTAATACTTTGTCAACTCCATTAAATGGTATAATTAAAATTAATACGCCTGTAGATATTAATATCAATAGTGGTAATTTATATACTACTTCTACATATGAACATTCGATTACTGGAAATAATGTATATGTAAATAGTAATAATAATGTATATGTGGATTCATCACGTGATATTATACTTGGGGCAGTTACTGATTTATCTTTCTATGCTGGAAAAAATAATCCACCCGGTGAAGAAGGTAGAATATGGTACGCATCAAAAGATTCTAAAAATAATGATCAGGATACACCACCCACTGTACTTGGTACAATTGCAGCCACACCAACCGTAATTACTCAAAAAGACAATCAAGTTCAACCAGATGGATCATTTAAATTTATAACAAGAAATACGATATTATATCATATGCCGTATCATGAACCATTTGATGGACATGCTGCAAATATTCCTGGAACAAATACTCATGTTACTCAAAATACTGGTGCTGCTGCAGACCCATATAGTGGAGCTATAATTCCATTGGGCAGTATTGTACCAAATCAAATAACTCCATTAAATTTGATTGGAACACCCAAAGCAGGGATGCAGCCTGGAATATATATTGGAATGGGTTATGACACAAACAATAATCCATTATATGCATTTAACGGATCGTCATCACTATTACAATCTTCGGGTAGTTATCAAATATCTAATAATGGTATTCAATTTATTGTTAGTTATGAAGGCATTACTAACATGGTATATCAGGATGTAGCTGGGCTAAAACAAATTGGTATAGGGCATTTATTGACACCAACTGAAATTGCAGGAAATTTTGTTACAGTTGGTCAAACCAATATACCATTAACAACTGCGTTATCAGATATACAATGTTATACATTATTAAATCAAGACTTGATTATGAAACAACAAACGGTACGTAATTCAGTAACGGTTAACATTACACAAAATCAATTTGATGCTTTAGTAAGTTTATGTTTCAATATTGGCGATAGCAGTTTTAAATCCAGTTCTCTTGTGAAGAATATAAATGCTGGAAATTTTGATTTGGCTACAAATGGATTCTTATCATGGATAGTTGTTAATGGATCTAATTCACCAGGACTTTTAAATAGACGCAGAGCAGAAGCAGGAAATTTCAGAGGATTTGTTACTGCTATTCAATAATCATAAAGTGGATTATTGAATTTAGTTTTATCCTGAGTGGCATAAAGTCGTAACCAATTCAAGCATACCCCATCTGAATCAACTTTGTTTGAATAATGGTCATTATAGGTTAACAAATAGCAATATCTACTTGATTGATATTTCAAAGGATCGAAATCATACATATAATAGCAATCTTCAGTATCAATAATAGTTGGTGTCAAATTAGATTTTGGTAAAATGGTATTCCATATCTTTTTAGAAAATTCAGAATTAACAAAATCTCCTTGAATGTTCATTGTGCACAAATTTTTGCATACCCCGTATAAACCAGGAATATATGCATTTGATGAATATTCATTGAAGGTCCATGCTTCCCGCGCTATCCATAATATATCTGATATATGAGGTTGTTGCTCAAAACAAGCAAATGCCACAATTTCATTGGTACGTTTACTTACAAGAAAGAATATAATTTCAATACCGGATAAAAAATAATATGCATTTTCACCACATATATCTATTGGTAATTTTTTAGAAGATTTAAATAGTTCCTTAATAAATTCTAATTTCATATTGCGGTAAAATAATCTTGTAATGTATTTTAGATCATTGGCGCGATCCACATTGAGTGTTGGTAACATAATTAACATCACTTTCAGGATTTCCCTCCGTAATGACACAGGTATTGATATCTAAATCTTCGATATCAATGTAAGCATCATTAGAACTCGTAGAATCCATAATCTGAATCACATGAGTTATAAGGGCATGATTCACTGGTAATAATCTACCAGGAATTCGGGAACAACCTTCCCTACGTATATTAATCGCAGCATTCACATCTCTATCCCCAATATATCCACATGTACTACACTCATATGTGCGGATGGGCAACGGTAATGATGGTTTTATGTGACCACAATTACTACATGTTTTAGATGATGGATAATAACGATCTATTTTAATAAAGGTCTTACCCATATCCTCACATTTATACTCCAACTGGGAAATAAAGATCCCCATTGAAGCATTAGCTATCTTTCTTGCCATATGAGGATTTTTCATCATCTCAGCGATAGCCAGGTCTTCTACTATTATAGCATCAGATGATGATACTATTTGTTTTGATACTTTATGTAAATGATTACGTCTGCGATTTGCTTGTTTACGGCTTTTCGTTTGTAATTTATTTAAAGTTTTTATGTATTTCCTACTTCTTTTATCTCGTTTTTTAGCTTTATGCGCTTCCTGTTTTTTAGCTAATTTCCTTTGCAGGTTCTTTATACCTATTTCTATTCGTTCATCTAGATATACTTCGTAAGCATCTCCATCAGAAGTAACGGCTATATTATTAATACCGCAATCTACGCCTGTTATTTTATTAATTTGGATTTTTGGTACATCTGGTAAGATGTAACATACTATGGCATAATATTTGCCAAGTATTTTCTTAATAGTTATTTTTTGGATTTTATTACCAAAATATTTATTTTTATGGGATTTATATTTTATTTTACCAATAATAGGCATCTTGATATGAGTACTATCAACAGATATACCCTGTGAAGCAGTAATA